ATTCGTACAAGGTTGGGACGATAAGATTGCTGTTCTCCGCCCTGCCGGATATGCTTGTGAGTTTGAATACACCAATAACCTAGACAAACAGATGTTTGATAAGTATGGTTCAAGCGTAATAACCAAGATTTTTGCTCAGGCTAACGATGGCCTTTGCACGATTGTGAATACAACAACAAACAACGGGCTGTATAAGGAATGGCATACTGATGTAATGATGTCAGCTTGTCCTGCACTGAAAACATTCCGTAATCACGTAATTGTAGACACAAGTCAGGCAGACGATTAAATGTACAATACATTGCGTAGTAGTTATGGAAAAATCATTTGACCCGATAGCATACCTCAATGGGCTTACGAGATTTGTCTTTGAAGATGATGCGCTTGAAAATATCGCATACGAAAACGGTTTGATGTTTATTTCAGACCGTTCTGAAATAGATGAATGCACTAAAGACCATTGCCTTATCGCACTGTACGAGCTTGTCATTAACGGTCCGTGGTCTGTGGCTTCATCATCACTCCAACATGGCAGTTACAGACAGGAAATAGGTAGTGAGACGGTAACGGCTGCTATAATCCAAAACTTGAAAGACCGTCTGAAAGCACTGTACAAAAAGTATGGTGAAGAAGAAGCGTTGAAAAGCATGGATTCGGGTAGTATGAGTTGGGTCAATGAAAATTCATTAGATGTATAGT